TGACGAGTGGCATGGAGACGATATTCCAACACCTAATGTAGAGCTTACAGAAGCTCAATGGAAACAGGCTAATTCTACAAGATGTAGATACCACAATGGACAGCACGAGGTTTGGGATTACTCCCAACAAGAGTTAGATGACTCTGCGATGGATGGCGTGAGGTCTACGAGGGGATTATTACTAAAAGAGTCTGATTGGACACAGATGCCAGATTCTCCTCTTACAGAGGCTAAGAAACAGGAATGGGCTACCTATAGACAACAGCTCAGGGATTTACCAGCTACGGTAGACCTATCAAATATCGTATATCCTACAATACCTTCATAAAACAAATATTTACTATATTAGTTATATATATACAAAAAACTAATATTATGTCAGAAGTAAATGGAGTTGTATCAAACAAGTTTAATGATTTTAAATCTTGGTACAAATCAAAAACAGTTATTGGATTAATTATTTCATCTATCTCAGGAGTTGTATTTGCACTGTCTGATGGAGCTGTAGATGTAGCAGGAGCTACAAATGAAGTTCTATCTGGAGGTGAGGATATTTCTTTAGCCTCAGATCAAGTTATTGCATCTGTTATGTTTCTTGTTGGACAAGCGACTGCGGTGTGGGGTAGATTTAAAGCTAAAGTAGGACTCAAATGAAAGAAATTGTTTTATTGATTGTAGGTTCTGTACTCACCCAGAGTGTTCAAGAACTTTCAAAAGATCCTGAAGTTAGAAAACAGGAAAAACAAATTAGACAAGAAAAAAGAAAAGCAAATAAGCAAGATCGTATTTATAAAAGAGTACTAAAGCTTCAAGCGAAACTGCAGTCTAAGGAGTAGTATGCACTTTAAATATTTTACTTACGAAGAATTTGACTCTCCTGATATACAAGGTAGCGGTCAAATGATGTGCGACACTATAATAGAGATGTTGGATACTGTTCGTGAGGAATATGGAAAACCTATTAGAATATCTAGTGGGTATCGTACAACAGAGTACAATAATAAACTAAGAGGTGCGGTGTCTAATTCATCGCACCTTAAAGGTTTAGCTGTAGATATACATATAAAAAATAGTAAAGAACGCTACGAGTTGTTGTTTATTCTAATGAAGTATTTTCACCGTATAGGTATTGGCAAAAACTTTATACACGTAGATATAGATGACTCAAAAGTTCAAGGAGTAATTTGGACATATGCCTAAGAAGAAGTTTAAAGACACCAAAGTAGGTAAGTTTATTATTGGGAAGAATGGAATGGCTTCTGTTCTTGCAGATAGTATACCGGACAAAGGTTTACTTGGTTTAGTTAAAAACCTTGTTTCTCAGGACAACAATTTATCTCCTCAAGATAAGGAAGCAGCTATGAAGCTGCTTGAATTAGACGAGCAAGAAATAGAGGGTGTTACACGAAGATGGGAGAGTGATAACTCATCAGATGTTAAACTGGCTAAATACACCAGACCTCTTATCATATTATACCTCACATTTATGATGACTATATATATCATACTCGATTCGCTCGATATATTAGTTATAAAAAGCCACTGGGGAGCACTCCTTGAGACCACGCTTATAACAGTGTACGTTAGTTATTTCGGAGGTAGATCCCTTGAAAAATACCAAAAAATTAGGAATACAAAGTAGATCTGTATTATATTTACAGCAATATGAGTGCTGAGGATTTAGATACAGATGGATTAGAGTATTTAAGATGGAGTATGTTCGATAGTCCAGATAGCGAAGGTAGTGCTTACAGATTTATGGAGAGAGAACCTGTTTACATCTTAGATCGTATGGTAAAGAGATATAGGTTTAACTTAAATATAGAGTTAGCCTATACCTCTAAAAGTGTAGCCGACAAGATGGTTCTTCCGAAGAACAGTCCTCATAGAATTGGTAGAGGTGTACGATTAAGATGCGTAGGCCCAAAGAAAAGACAAAAGATAATAAAAGCACTTATAGAACAAGGTGTGAATAGAATAGGTGTTTCAAAAGAAACAGTATATTTTGACACCGATGATTTGAAGCCATATGGCTTCTTTCTGTGGAACTAATCTCTGCTTTCCCTAAATTTTCTGCTTGGATAAGCCCTCTTTACGGAGGGCTTTTTCTATTTAAAAAAAATATATATATTTGATTAAATTATATAACAATATGGATTCTAAAAAAGAATTAGTTGAAGATTGGCATTTAGAGTTTAAGAACTTAATAACCGGATGGTCACCTAAAAGAGTTAGTAGCGATCCAGTAAAAAGAAGAGCAAGGATCTTAGAGGCTCAAAAACGAAAAGATTATAAACCATTGTTTCGTATTTAAATTTTTTTTATATATTTGTTTAACAAGTTATTAATTATGTCAGAGAATTTAACATTTTTAGAGAGAGTAATGGCGGTTCAATCAGAATTGAAATCGCCTAAGAACAACAAAAACAGCTATGGTAATTACAACTATAGATCTGTTGAGGACATCTTAGAGGTATTAAAACCTCTTTGTGTAAAGTACAAACTACTATTATTCCTAACGGATGAGGTAGAGTATAGCACTGTGGAGCGAACAACTAAATACACTTCGTCTCCAGAAGCAGTTAAGAAAGGTGCTCATAAAGATTATGAGTATCACGAAAGCGGAAAAGAATTAATTGTAGCTTATGCTAAGATTCTTGATGCTACTGATCCACAAACTATGATTGAAGCAAAAGGTATTGCTCCAATTGATTGGGAACAAAAAGGTATGGCAAGTAGCCAGAGATCCGGTAGTTCTTCTAGTTATGCTAGAAAGAAAGCACTTGGAGGATTGTTCTTGATTGATGATTCGAAAGATGCTGATGCTACAAACAATCATGGTAGAATGAAACTAACGGAAGGTGATGATAACTGGAACCAGTTAGTTAATTATATTAAGAACCAGAATGGTTCTGTAAAGAACATAGAGAATTCAGGGAGATACGTTATCACTCCTACGCAAAAAAGCAAACTTTTAAAATTAGAAAAAAATGGCAACAGTAATTAAATTAAGATTAAACTTAGAAAAGTTTAAAGGAGTAAAAACGTACAAAGGTAAAAATGGAGAATATGTAGATTTAGCGGTGTTTGTAAGCCCAGAAATCAATCAATTCAATCAGAATGTATCTGCTTGTGTAAACCAGACAAAGGAAGAGAGCGATAGCGGTGCGCCTAAAGTATACGTTGGTAACGGAAGAGTTACCAAGAAGGATGATTTCGATATTGTTCCTTATCAGTCACAAGAAGTGAAAGAAGAGAGCAAAGAAGAAGCAACAAGTGATTTACCTTTTTAAGTAAAGGGGTTTTTTCATTTTATTTAGTTAGTCGGAGAAGAGGGGGTGAATGCTCCCTCTTTTTTTTTAATTATGCAGAGAAAAGAAACAGAGGAAGATAAAGAGTTATGGGCAAGTTTTTTATTAGAACAAGCCTATTTAGATCCTACTAAAGAGGTAGAAAAACCTCCAGTAGCACTATCGTATAAAGAACATAATATGTCAACGCAAAACGGAATAACTACATTGCCAACAGCAATAGGAACTTATGGCAACTTTAGCTATATACAGGGGCCTCCTAAGACGAAGAAAACATTCTTAGTTAGTTTGTTATCTGCAGCATATCTTGGTGGTAGTTCAGATCGTTTTTGCGGTCAAATAAAAGGACATAGAGGTGATCGAGTATTGGCACACTTTGATACAGAGCAAGGTGATTATCATGCTTACAATACATTTCGCAGAGCGTTAAATATGTCTGGAGTAGATAAGAATACATACGACACTTACGCTCTTAGAAGTTTTTCGGTAGAGGACAGAGTAAACGCAATAGATCACTATATAAAAAACACTGAAAATGTAGGTGTTTGTATTATAGATGGTATAGCTGATTTAGTTGCTGATGTGAATGATATCGAAAAAAGTAATGCGATAGTTCAAAAAGTTATGACATGGACAAAAGAATACAATTGCCATATCATTGTTATAATACACACTAATTACAATAGCGATAAACCAACCGGCCACTTAGGTAGTGCACTAATGAAAAAATGCGAGACTGCCATAAATTTAGTTAAATCAGACTCCGATGGAATGATCGATGTCCAGTGCAAATCCTCCAGAGGTTTTCCATTTGAAGATTTCTCATTCTTTATCAACAAGTTAGGATTACCACAAGTTGCTGATAAATTGGATGCTTTTGATTATCTTACAAAGAATAGATGAAGTTATACTTACATATACCAACCACACCAATACCTCACCAGTCGGTGAGGGTAACAAGAAGAGGTTTTACCTATCAGCCTAAGAAGATTAAAGATTACAAGAAATTAATCAGAGAGCTGGTCGAGGAGAGACTGCCAGAGCATTTCTCTATGATCAAAGCAGGTACACCGATAGTAATAAACAGATTGTGCTATGTTTTTGAGTATCCTAAGAGTATGAGTAAAACAAAACGATTACACACTAGGTACAAACTAACTAAGCCGGATTTACACGACAACTTGAACAAAGCATTTTTCGATGCGCTTGAGGGTTTGGTATGGGAGCAAGATCAAAACATATGTTTACTTAAAAATGTTTCTAAGGAATATGGAGAAACAGCTTCAATACAAATCGAAATAGAATGCTTGAACTATTAGCACAAAATCATAAACTATGGATAACTATGGTGCTAAGCATGGGTGCTTCTCCTGATGTAGCGGAGGATCTCGTGCAGTCTATGTATCTTAGGCTCTATAAATATATTTCTGATCCAAAGAGGATCATGTTTAACGATAAAGAGATTAATAAGTTTTTTGTTTATGTAACATTAAGAAATATATATCTGGACTACAGAAAGCTTGGTTCAAAGTATAACTTTTGTGAAATAGATAATGATGTTACCAGTGGTAATCAAGAAGATGAGTATAATGAAATAAGTGAACGTGATATGGCATTTGAGAGGCTTATAGACAAAATAAAGGAGGAAATGAAGAGTTGGCATAGCTATGATCGTATCCTCTCTGAGAAATATTTAAGCACTGATTATAGCTTAAGAGATATAGCAAATGGATCTGGAATTAGCTTAACAAGTATATTTCATACTATGAAAAAAAACAAAGAATTGCTAAATGAGTTATTTATAGAAGATTACGAAGATTTTATTAACGGAGATTATGATTTAATATGAGTGAAGTATTATTAGCAGATGGCTTTGACGAAGCTATCGTAGGGCAGTGTTGTGTATCGTGGAGAATGATATACGATGTAGAAAAAATGGTAGAGATCCTGATGTCAAGAGATGATATGACATCTGAGGATGCTATGGATTATATAAGCTACAATTGTATTGGGGCTTACGTTGGAGAAATGACTCCAATATATTTGAGTAAAAGTGTTGAATATTAAATAAATAAATATGGAATTAGAATATTTAGAAAACCAAGAATATTATGAAAACTTGGATAAGCGTACTAAAGAATCGAAAGAGTACCAAGAATGGAAAAAGAATCACGAAGCCTCATCATCTGGCTTGGGAGATAGCATTGAGAAGATTACTCAAGCTACAGGAATTAAGAAAGCTGTTGAGTTCATTGCAGGAGAAGATTGCGGTTGTGAGGAAAGAAAAGAAGCTTTGAATAATATGTTCCCTTACAGAAAACCTCTATGCTTAGAAGAAGATGAGTATTTATTTATGAAAGAGTATTTTTCTGTAAATCGCAGTAAAGTAACACCAGAAGAACAATTTAGGCTTGTAGATATCTACAATAGAGTGTTCTCAAGAAACCTTGACTATACTTCTTGTAGGTCTTGTATAAGAACTGTGTACATTGCTCTTAAGGAGTACATAACTACTTATGAGTAATTTTGAGGACATAAGGAATGCGAACAGAGAACTAAGAGCGAGGACACTTAAAAGTGGTTGGCGGAACGAGAAAAGATTTAGGGCTTTTTGCGAGAAAACCAATAGGCATTGGATGAAATGCACTAATGATGAAGATAGGTTTGACAAGCTTGACTGTCGTGTAAACGGTTATGGTGTTAACGTAAAAACTATAAAATCTCTATCATCTATATGGGTAGAGATCTGGAATAGCTACGACAAGCCTAGCACATTTTTAGGAGAGGCAAAGTACATTGTTTATTATGTTACAGACATCAACCACTTTTTTGTTTTTTATAGAGAGGAGCTTTTAGATTTCTGCATTCAGTATCTCAAGTATGATATAGTGTACACTAAACAGAATCATAGGCCATACCGGAGGTCTATATACAATAAAGAAACCGGAGAGAGGAAAACATACAAAGGTATTGTTATAGGAGTAGCTTATGAAGATGTTTCTCACTTATGGCATAAAAAGTATGATCTTTCTGACATCTGTTAATTATTTTGTTTATATTTGTTTCAAATCAATAAATAATGCAAGACGTAGAAATTACAGTGGTCCCTATTGAGGGTACAAAAGGTGGAGCTTACAAGGTATCTATGAAGTTCCGTAGAGAGGAAATCTTTTGGATTTTACAGAAAGAAGATTGTAGACACATAGTTCAAACTATAGATAACGCAATGTGGTAATGTATAAATATTATATTAAGCCAATAAGAGTTGTTGATGGTGATACTGTTGATGTTATGGTTGATCTTGGATTTAATGTGAGTAAAAAAGTTAGGGTTCGTTTGTTAGGTATAGATGCTCCAGAGACGAGAACTAAAGATTTAGACGAGAAGAAAAAAGGAAGAGAAGCAAAAGCATTTACAACTGTCCTATTAACACAGAACAACGATGAAACTGAAGTTGTGTTGGAGTCAACTAAGATAGATAGCTTCGGAAGAAGTTTAGGTTATATCTATATCAATGGAAAAGATTTAGGTGAAATTTTAATTAAGAATGGATATGCCAAAGAATATAAAAGGTGAAGTGCCTGAACCGAGAAATAATGAAAAGCAGTCAACATACATGGAGAGGTGTATGTTTGATATGTATATGATAGAGAAATATAACAGAGAAGGAGAGCGATTAGCTGTCTGCTATAAAAAATGGAAGAATAAATGATAGAGTTACTAAACGGAGAAATTTACAATAGAGAGGATCTATTACCTAAAATGCACGATGATAGTTTTTACTATGGCTTTCTTGGGAAGAATGCTTTGAGTTCATCATCATGTAAATCTATTCTAATTAGCCCAAATGAATACGCAAGATCAATAAGTGGTGACTCCTCTAAAAAGGAGTCCACCGCTTTGCGAGATGGTAGATTAATCCATATGGCTATATTAGAACCAGAGAAAATGGAGAAGCTTATTGTATCTGAGGGTAGTGCAAGAACCAATGAATACAAGGAACTTGTACAAGAACATGGATACCATAATGTTATCACCAAGTTAGAGTTCAATAAAGCAAATCAGATTGCGCTATCTCTTATGAAGAACAAACAAGTTTTTGGTGAGATAGAAGATTACGACTACGAAGTTCCGGAGATAGGAACGTATAATGGTTTACCGTTCAGAGGCAAAGCTGATTGCTTGTCAAAGGACAGAAGATTTATCGTAGACATCAAAACAACTTCAGACACACCGAAGAAGTTTCATAGTTCAGCTAAGTGGTACAACTATTGTATTCAAGCTGCTTTGTATCTACACTTGTTTGGTGCTGAGATGTTCACTTACGTTGTTATAAATAAAACAACTGGCGATCTTGGAGTATTCGATGTTAGCGATGAATTTATATACAAAGGACACGATCTGCTTCAAGAAGCGTGTAACATATACCGAGAAGAAATAAAAGGAAAATCAATTGAAGAATTATTAAATTATGTCACAAGGGGAACACTTTAGTATGGAGAGACCTGCAATGAATATTGCAAAAACAAAACAAGAGTCTGGTTATTTTATGGCCATTATAGCTCAATTATTCTTATCAGATTCTGCTGATTTAAATAGGATATTAGGGGAGTTAGAAGATAAGGAGGAGTATGAATTTTGCAGTGGGTTTAAAGAAGCAATGGAGTCAGTACAGATGCTTATCATTAGTATAACATCAGAAGCTTTCGAGGCTGAAGGGTTAGGAGAGGATGATGATGTTACGCAGCTATCAGAAGCAACATTGATGTCAATGCATCAAACCATTAGATTAAATTTAGTCAGAGCACTAATCGAAGGAATGTTATGAAAGCAGAGAAGAGAGAGATAACTGGATTATATAAAGAGATAAAAAATATTATAGATTCTGAGATCGGTATAGACATCTCTATAAATCGTAGAAGAAGAGACTACGTTTATGGTAGATGTTTATTCTATAAGATAGTTAAGGAGATAGAGCCGGATATGTCGTATGCATCTATCGGTTCTTTCTTTTATAAGGATCATGCTTCTGTTTTGTATTCAATAAACAGAACATTTCATTATGCTATGCAGGATTTATTCTATAGAGATATTTACAATAAATTACAGTTTTGCTCTGTTCAAGACGTAGAGTCAAAGAACCTATTGAGCAAGTATAAAGAAGTGAATGATTTGCTAAAAGCTATAGAGTTAAAGGATGAGATCATCATAACGCTAAGGACTCAGCTTGATGCTTTTAAGAAGATGGAATTTGCCACGAATAAAAAAAAGTATACATAGTATGATATGCACCGAGATGCCACCTGCAAAAGAGATGTCGTGGTGCTTCGAGCACCACATCTATATTACACCAGAGAAATATGCTGAGGTAAATAATGGTGTTTATTATGAGAAGGACAAGTATAGAATACTTGTTAAAGAAGGAGTTAACGAGGAGCGATCAGATTACATTTATACAAGAAGAACTGTGCAGTACAAAATAAACGAACTATACCGTTTCTTATATAATAAACATCATGCCGAGAGCACCAAAGAATAATTCAAAGAATATAAAATCTACCGATGGTAGAAAGCACAACAAGAGACTCCCTTCTAAAGTGGAGGCGAGAGGAGGACTAACGAAGAAACCTGCAAGACTAAATGACTCGAAGAAAGAGCGTGTAAGTATATATGCGGTAAATGCGCTAAAAAAGGTTTTTGGAGGAGAGGCTGAAGCTTGGGAGTTTCTAGCTGAAAAATCAAAAGAAAGCCACGCAGATAGAAAGCTGCTGTGGGAACACGCATACGGAAAACCAACCGATGGAGACATGGGATCAGATAAGGATGAGAACATTGCTCCAGTAATCAATTTTATAACAACTGGCAGTAAAGCTAATGAAGAAGAGGTTATCGATATAACTGCCGAAGAAGTAACAGACGATGGAGAAGGAGACGAAGATAGCTGATAAATATCAGTCACTTTGGGAAACAGATAGTAGGTATATAGTTTGTACCGGAGGTCGAGGTTCTGGAAAGAGTTTCGCTGTTTCCTTATTCTTATTAACCCTTACATTTGAAAAGAACCAGAAGGTTCTTTTTACTCGTTATACACTTACCAGTGCATCTACATCCATTATTCCAGAGTTCATAGATAAGATAGATCGAATGGGCTACAATGATATGTTCCGTATTACTAAAGATAGTATTATAAATCTAAATACTAAATCAGAAATAATATTCAAAGGTATCAGAACGAGTTCTGGATCACAGACTGCTGCGTTGAAATCTTTGTCAGGTGTTTCTGTTTTCTGCTTAGATGAAGCTGAGGAATTAATTGACGAAGCTACATTTGATAAAATAGATTTCAGTGTAAGATCTAACGATGTGCAGAACAGAGTAATTCTTATTATGAACCCTACTACAAAGAGCCACTGGATATATCAAAGGTGGTTCGAACCATATGGTGTACCTGATGGTTGGAATGGTAAAAAGAATGATGCTACTTATATTCATACTACTTGGGAGGATAACAGAGAAAACTTATCTCAGTCGTTTAAGGATCAGTTATCGATAATGAAAAGAGATAGGCCAGATAAGTATATCCACCAGATACTCGGTGGTTGGATCTCCAAACAAGAGGGTGTCATCATACGCAATTGGAGAGTAGGAGATTTTAAAGAAACTGAGTTAATGTGCTTCGGACAAGATTTTGGTTTCAGTAATGATCCAACTACATTGGTTCATGTTGCGGTAGATACCGAAACAAAAAAGATGTGGGTGAAGGAATGCTACGGTGAGGTGAACATGACCACCTCTCATATCGGTAGGAGGAATAGAGAACACGCAGGTAATGATTTAATCATCTGTGATAATAGTGAACCTCGTTTAATACAAGAGCTAAAATCAGAACCCTACTTGTTGAATATAAAGGGTACTATAAAACGGAAAGGTTCTATCTTGAGTACTATATCGTTGCTACAAGATTATGAGATCATTGTAGATAAGATGTCTCATCAGATAATGAAAGAGTTTAATAACTATGTCTGGAAAGAAAAGAACTCAACACCTATTGATATGCATAATCATTTTTGCGATGCGATCCGTTACTCTTTGGACTACCTTGTTAGAGGTAGATCCGCAGGTGTTTATGTTATAAGGTAATGTTTATTATGGAGGGCTAATAATTAGTGGGAGGCAACCAGCCGAACCTCTCACTGTATGCAGTCGTATATCTATCTATATTATCTTGCGTGGCCGGAACCCATATCTCTGAAGTATTTAAGTAAACTATAGCGTGAGGTAGCTTCCATCCTCTTGCTTCTTTTAGTGCTTGGATCATATGAAACAACTCGTGTTGTGTCATCTCTTTAGGATCTTTTGATTTAAAATTTCTGTGCATATCTTCGTTTATTATGGAGGGCTAATGTTGTTTATTATGGAGGGCTAAATGTTTATCATGGAGGGCTGTTTATTATGTAGGGCTATTTAAAAATTTTGCACCCACAAAAAATTTGGCAGGGGCTTTCGCCCCCACCTTTAATATCCCATCTCCTCTAAACAGTCTGGGCAGATATCACAATATTCATGATCATCTTTTTTCATCCGCTTATCGCATACTTCACAACTATAAATATTATTCATCTCGTGGATCTTTTCGGTTTGCACTGATTAAACTAAAATAAGAAAAAAAGTGTTCAATTGCTTCAATTTCTTGTGGTGTTGCTTTTTTTGGATCTTTAGCTAATAGCTTACTTACTTCAGCTGCTAACTCTTCTTTTTTGTTTTTTGCCATATCTAAATTTTTAATGCTGGTACAATGATAATATTTATTTTTAATATACACAAGTTTTAAATTTTTTTTTATTATTCGTTGTAATTAAAAAAATAATTGTATTATTGCATAAGTAATTAAATAATAATTAACAATGAAAAAAAGAAACTCACTTTCGTATTACAAGATGAACAAGGTAAAAGATAATCTTGATCATTGGTACAACTTAGCCACTATTGAAGAAATCAGAAAAGGTAGAAACTGGTATTTTAACGCTTTTGTGGAGGGCGAATTTATCGCGCTAACTTTTGATATTCCTATTGAAAAAGTTATAGGTGTTATAGCAGCACTCAGCCCTAACAATAAGTGGGAGCGCAACTTACAAGATGCTTATAATATTTGCGATCATTATAATTCAGCTGCAAATAATTATGATAGCGTTAAAGTTTGTACTTACGATAGCAATAAGAAAAAAGCTATTGAAATATTAAACATTAATGATAACGGAGAAGAAAATGATCATTTTATGCCAGAAATAAAAAAGATATTAAACGGCAGAAAAACAATTTCATTTTTTGATAATATCGTAAACCATGAATTAGGCCGAAAATCTAGTAAGAGAGTTACTATTGATCGATGGCACCTAAGAATTTGTTTTGATCAAATGAAAGAAGTAAACCTAACAGATAAGGTATACAATGAACTAGAAAAGATCACCTTAAAAAAAGCTGCTGAAAAAGGTTTAAAAGGTTTTGAATTTCAAGCCATCATTTGGGAAGTAATAAGAAACCAGCAGTTATGAGAAGTGGATATTTAACTTATTTCTTCGCTCAAGAGAGCGAAAATAGTAAACCTTATATTGTAGCTCAGAAATTCTATAAAGCTCCAGAGCGCACTAAAATATATAAAAAATTATATCAAGACCTACAAGATGATAAGTATTTCAAAATTGGCTGGTGTAGAGATATTAAAGATATGTATTAATGAACCTACAAGAGAAAATAGAATTCTATAATGAATTAGGTATTGATCATCATTTTATACACAATACAATTTATCCGCTTGAATGTTTTGAAATAAGATACATTTTAAATAAACAAAATATTGAAGAAGTAAAATTTATTTGTGTACCTATGAATGAATGTTTATCCGATCATTCAGAGTATAAAGAGATAATAGAAAAACAAAAAAATAATTTAATAAGAGATTTAAAAATATATTAAGATGGAATTAAACGAAATAGAAAAAGTTTTAAAGACAAAAGCTACAAGAGAGTTACAAATTATTGTAGAACATTTTACCTCAGAAATTGCTGAATTGTGCGACAAATATAAAGGTGGTGTAGATTATACGTGGTTTAATCTACCCTTAAATTCTGGTCATTCAGAGTATTTTGAAGTTCAACACATTAAACTAAAAGAATTAAAAACTAAACTTGAATATCTTTTAAATGATGCTTTTTTAGATAAAATGATAAATGAAAAAGCAAAAGAATTAGTTAAAAAATTAGATGTATTATGATTAAAGAAATTATAAAAGATATAGAGAAAACTTACAATTGTAAAATTTATACAGATGTAGATTTTGAAAAACAAAATAATTTTGATAAGAGACCAGATTATTTTTTTTATGGTGGATCATCTAAAGATGAAACTTCTTTATACATAAAAACAAATAAGCATCCAGAAAATGAAAACTTAAAAATAGTTTTACACGAGAACATTTTTATAGATGATTTTCAATTTAAAATAGAATTAGCTAAAAGCATTAAAGCTGGATATAGCGTAGCTATTTGTTCGCATTTAGCTTATAATATAGAGCTAATGAATGTTGAAGATGTAAACCTTAGTCATGATCATTACGGAAAAAATAACTTCTGGAGTGAATTTCAATATTATTTAAATAACGTAAAATGAAAAAAGTAAAAGAAAAAATAGTAGCAGATAGTTTATACTATACCGCTACAATTGAATATAAGAATGAAATTTATAACATAAGTGCATCATGGTTTACTGGCGAAATTAAGCGTCATTTTGACTGGTTTATTACTTCAGATAATCCAGTAGCTATGAAAATATTAGAAACTGATGATCTTATAGAATTAGAAGATTTTGCCACAAATATGTTTGAAGAGTCAAAAATGCTGGATATATGGGATCATATCCAGACAGAAAAAGAATATGATCGTTATTAAATTATAGCCCTATTTTTTTATGTAGGGCTATTTTCGTTTTATATGTAGAGCTATTCGTTTTTTATGTAGGGCTATTCTCTTTTTCAATGTAGGGCTATTCAAAAAATGATCCATCCACCCCCCCAAAATTTTTTTGGC